ATGCTTGTTCGGCACCGACACCTGCCCATTGGTGCCAGCAATATCCGACCCGTTCTTCCGTACCCAGATGTCCACGTCATGAATCTGGGAGTCGGTATTGACCAGTTGGGCGCTGAACTGCAGGTTATACAGCCCCGGCATCGGCACCGTCAGCCGTGAGCCGCTGGTCAGGGTGATGCCGTCCGTCACGTCCGTCGTGTTGTAGGTGATGGCGTAGGCGGTGTTCGCCGCTGCCGCCGTCTGGTTCGTGGTATCCTGCCACGCCCCGTACTGCCGGAACGCCGCCGTGGACACCCACGTCGTCCCGTTGTAGAAGTAGATGACCCCGGTGTCGGTGGCGACGTAAATCATCCCGGTCAGCGGGGGCGTGGGCTTGTCAGCATCTAGCCCATAAGTCGGATGAGCCACCTCGTCCGCTTGATGCGCCACGAACTTGTCGCGCATGACGTTATCGTTCCCGCGCGTCTGGACCGTGGCAATACCAGTCCCGACAGGCGAGATAAACGGAGCGATGTCATAGTCCCCGACCGCCATCAGCCCTTCCTCGCCACCGCCGCGTTATCGACGAGGTTGGGGTAGGGCCGTCCCGCTGCCTTCGCCCGAGCCTTCGCCTTGGCCTTCTGCTGCGGCGTCAACGTGGTCGGCTTCTCCCCCTTTGGGGACTTGGTGCGCCAGAATGCAACCTTCCGTGCCATCAGCCAGCCCCCCTGTTAGACGAAGTAGACGCCAGACACAGACACCGACTTAGTACTCATGTTGGCATTGGTATATTCCACGCCGCTTACATCGTACAGGAACACACTACTTCCGCTAGAAAGTGCCTGCACCTGCGTCCCCTTATCCGACCAGACCGCGAACGCTGTCCCGGTTGCCGAGGCAAACGGAAGACCAGCAATCCGAGCGTTCGAGGCGTTGGATGTCGTGGGCCACGTTGCATCCAGACGGAACGTCACCGCGCGACCGACCTTCGTGTATGACCCGGACGCAGCGGCGAACGTGACACCGTTCCCGGTCGGGGTAAACGTCCCCTCTTCGTAGTCATCCAGCGTGTTGACATCCGCAGAGGCAACCTGCGTGGCGGGGAACTTGATTTGCCCCGCGCTGGCGCTAGAGATGTCCAACAACCCAGCCATCGCCAGTACGCCGGTATCCGACAGCGTGGTGCCGCTATTCTGGACGAGCTTCCCCGTCGTCAGGTCAAAGCGGACCAGCGCATTGTCAGTCGCTGAAGCCGGGCCGACAACGTCACCGCCAGAGCTGGCTGACGCAATCGTGATGGAGCCAGCGCCGGGCGTGATGGTCACATTGGACCCCGCCGTGAGGCTGGCCACCGTGTACCCCGTGCCGTTGCCAATGAGCAGTTGCCCGTTGGTCGGGGTGGTCGTCACGCCGGTACCACCACGGGCCACGCCAATGGTCGTGGCATTCCATGTGCCGGTCGTCAGGGTGCCAACCGAAGTCAGGCTGGAGGAGGTTACGCCAGCGGCCAGCGTGGACCCAGACAGCGAGCCAGCCGGGGCCGCGCCGTTTAGTGTCGCCGTAATCGTGCCAGCGGAAAAGTTGCCAGAAGCATCTCGCGCGACAATAGCAGACGCCGTATTGAGATTGGTGGCGGTCGTCGCGCTGTTGCTCACCTTACCAGCCGTGCTAATCGTCGCCAGCTTGGTGTCTACAATTCCGGCAGATGCATTGATATCTGCGTTGACGATGCTACCAGCCGCAATCGCCGTCGTGATGCTCGCGCCCGTGGAAAGGTCGGTGGATACCGAGCCCGTCACATCCCCCGTCAGCGCGATGGTCTGCGACGAAGACAGGCCGACCGCCGTGCCCTCAACCCACACCGACCCGGTATCGTACCAATACCGCACGACCGTCCCATCGACCGTCATCCACTTGCGCCCAGCCACCCCAGCACCCGGGCGCGAGCCCAGCGTGGAGGACTGGAAGTGAATGCCGGGGTCCGCATCGTGGTCTACATACGCGGCCCGCACGGTGTTGTCATTGCTCCGCACCACATCGGCGTTGAGCGGGTCGCCATTCTGCGGCGCGGTAAAACTGCTGACTGGATGCTGTCCAACCGTCGTTGCCATTTATCGACGCCCCAAGGCGAAGGTTTCGGTTTGCCACTGACTAAACACCGGCAGCGCTGCGCCAGAGTCCGTAATGGTGACATCCAAGTAATAGCCGGTGCCGCCCATCGGCACACGATAGTTTCTGCTCTTTGGTCCCGCCCACGTTCCCGTGCCCCACAGCGCTGACGGCGACCACGTTCCAGAGGCACTTGATGGCAACTGATAGGAACCAGATGTTTCGTCAGTTACCCACGATACCGCACAGTTATTCGACCCGTTCAGTTGCGCGGTGAGGTACCCCCACCGTAGCGCCTTGGCTGAGGCGGGGTCGCCCATGTACTGCCGGTGGAGTTGCGCCACCATCACATAAGACGTACCGCCAGTGCCAGCTGCTGCCACGTTGTCGAGATAGATGCCCGGTGCATCGCACAGGCTCACCCATCCGCTGGCATCCCCGCGCAACACCACCGGGAGCCCACTGGCATTAATCGTCTCGAACAGCGCCGTCGTATCCGGACTGATGTAAGCCCCATTCCACGGGCCAGACCACGCATCCAGCACCGTGTGGTACTGATAGCATCCAAAGCCCGGAATGGTAATCCAGAGTTCCTTGGTCGCCCGATTGATGACCGCGCGAATCTTGTCAAAGTCTGCTGCCGACAGCTGCCGAATGATGGGCAGAATTGGGTCCGGCTTCTGCGGCGTCCCCACCGCAGACACTTCGGCCTCATTGCAGCGGTATAGACCGCGCTCTGAGATGAAGTAGGCCGTGTTGTTGTTGGCCACGATAGACTTCGCCGCAATCGTGCCAACGTCTGCCGTCAAGCCAGCTGGAGATGCAACGATGTCGTCTTGCCCATATCCCGTCAGGCGGGAAATGCCGCGCCGGTGGAAGATGAGCAGGCTGGTGTTGACCGATGCCAGCCCAACGATGCGCTCGTCGCCAAAGGTGCGAACCACAATCTGACCACCACCACCGGTGCCATATCCCAGCGTGTCCCCGTTATTCAGCGCCGAATAAAAGATGCTATCCGGGAACCCGCTGTTTCCACACGCCCAGAGACGCTCGTTATGCACCTGCAGCGTATCGCAAGCAATCGTGTTAACGATGTCCGATGTCAGCGCCGAACCAGTCCACTTGTTGAGCAGCCCACCGTCTGCGATATAGACCACATCCGCGCCAGTCCCGTCACGGAACTGCGCGAAGTCCGGGGCAACCGATGTGCTGAACGTCCCGCCACGGTTCGTGTACGTCCACGGGAACGCGCCATAGGTCGTCGTAAATAGCGCGCCGTTGCACACGGCCATCACCTGATTGGTCCCGCTATCCTGCTGGAACGTGTATCCGTTCAGCACCGGCGCTGCCGCCAGCACGGCGCTCGATGTGCGCTGGGTACCCCCGCGCTTCGTCGCCGCGCCATAGTCAGTCAGGCGCATGTTAATCGCTTGACGCAGCTGATTCGGCGCAAGCGAGATATCGTCGGCAACGCTGTTAAGGCCACCATCCATTCGCGGCTGGCCATCCGCCAAGCGCTCCCGCGCCATCAGCCGCCACTCCAGTCATACTTCTGGTCCGGATAGGCCATCATCGTCGGCTGGATGGTGTAGCGCCGGAGGTCATCAAGGAGGGCTGCCCGCTGCCGCTGCGCCTCATCTCGGAGGACGCGAGCCGCCACCGACTCCGCCCCACCCTTGTTGAGCAGGGATGCCCCAGCCTCGTTGGCTAAAATCAACTCCCCGCCCTCGGGGAAGTCAATGACCGAAGCGTCGGTCGCCAGCTGATTGAACGAGGTCGGCTTATAGTTGACATAGACGTATAGGCTGGTGCCCGACGCCACCGGAAGGACCTGCAGCGCCTGACCCGCCGTGTAGAAGAGGCGCGGGTAGCTCGGCAGGTAGTTGGTGGTCGTCGCCAACGGTACGTCCTGAAACCGCGTCTGGGTGTACAGGACGTTCCCGTCCGACACCGACAAGACCCGGTAAAAGTTTTGCTGAGCATCGCCACTGCCAGAGGACAGCGCGCTAAACGCGACCTGTCCATTGGCATCCGTCGATACCGTCCGCTGGGCAAACGTGTAGTACGGCCTC